AAGAGCAGTATTTCTACTGCTCTTTCTTTCGGTCAAAAAACTTGACAGATTAGCGAATCGTGTTACAATGTTTACATAATGACAACTAAAGGACAAAAGATTATGAATGTAACAGTGGAAGATGTGTTCCCTAGTGAGGCTCACGCACGATTACTATCTAATTGGAACAAACAGTTTTCTAAAGAATACGAAGGAAACACTAAATCACAGGGATTAAGTTCAAAAGAAAGAATTGCAACCGGATTAAAAGATATCAAAGATGGTGTGGCTTTTTTTATCAAAGTAGATGGTAAAAAAGTAGGTATGGTTATTTCACCATGGATTACGGACGAAGACGGTAATATTCTAAGTAGATTTTTAGATACACGATGGATAGAACCAAAATACAGAGGTCTTGGTATTGGAAGTAAAGTTATGAAAATACTTATTGACAAATATGATATAGCAGGCACTAACTTGATGGGTAAAACACTGTTTACTGAAAGTGTTATGAGAAGTTTAGTAGCCAACGGATTTGAATACGCACAACCTAAGTTTTTTGTTGACCCATACTATGAAGAAGAACGTGAAATATATCTATCAAAAGAGTTTCGACACAAATGTCACTATTATGTATACCGAACTGATGGATTTCATAAAAAAGAACTAACATCAGATATGCCTCTTATTTCTCTTAAAGAAATATTGCAAAAACTTGACAGATTTGAGAATCATGTTATTATGTAATCATAGTCAAAACAAAGGAGAACTATTATGACTTTACAATATGTAAAACCAGGCTGTGTAATAGACACAAAAAATAGTGAATTGGTAATGACCAGAGAGTTTTTAGTGCCAATAATTATTGATGCTCTTGAAAAAGAAGGTAAAGAAGTGTCAGAATCCAATATTGAAAAAATGTTAGATTTATTTAGGGAGACAGCGTAATGGACTTAACAAAAGCAGAACAACTAGCGAGTTGTCCAATTAGTCCATATGGTTTTCCAGATTCTCTAAATCCATACAACATAGAAATACCAGATAAAGATGATGAAGAATTTAGAGATTTACATCGTAAAATATTTCGTCATAGAAAGCCAGATAGAGCAAGTGTATTGTTAGAGATTCAAGAAACTGAAAATATTAGAACTATTGACAGTGACTTTCTAACGTTGGATGTATGGAGAACGATTGAGTTTCCATATAATGACCTTAATACTTGGGAACAACTATGGAAAAATTATTTAGGTCTTTGGCAAGAAGAAAAACTTAAAAGTGTGTTTAGCAATGGGCCAATAACTGTATACAGAGGTGGGCCCAAAGCGGGATATAGTTGGACTACTAATAAAGACATAGCAACTTGGTTTGCTAGATGCCGAGGAAGTATGCACACAAATGGTATCATTGAAGCAGACAAGCCTGTAGAAATAAATGTATGGGAAAAAACTGTAACAAAAAATGATGTTATTGTTATGCTTGACTATGAAGATGAAGTAGTATTAACCGAAGATATTGCTTTTCATACAAAAGCAGAATGGGTCAAAAACTTGACAAAATAGCGAATCGTGTTATTATATAATTATAGTCAAAACAAAGGAGAACTATTATGATGAACTTAAACAACTTTAGACCAGATTTTGGTATGCACTGTAAAGCAACTAATAAGACTTCACTTAAGGTGTCTGCTATGTATTTTGGTGAGCAACTATTAAGTGCAGTAGTCAATAAAATACCACAAAGACAAGGCGAATTTACTATGGAAGTAGATGGTATGTGTGCTACATTTGAAATCTCTGGTGAAGTAAGAGAGAAAATGTGTGAAGCCTTAAGCCAAGGTAAGAATATGACTTGGCAGTTAAGAACAAGAGGACAAGTAACTGCTGGTAGTGGTGAAAAGTTTAGACCAGTATTTGTTAAAGATGTAAAAATCTCAGATGAAGGCCAAGGCGTAGGTGGTGACTTTATCTTTATAAGTCCAATACATGGTTTAAAGGCAAAGATGAAGGATCTTGCTGAATCATTTCAAGTAGAAAACTTAAAGCCGCTAACTGAGGTAGAGTATAAAGAAAGATTACAAGAAGCAGAGGTGGCGTAATAAATATTAGACCCTGCAAAGGGTCTCTTCCGCAAACTAAAAAGAGCTACCTAGTAGCTCTTTTTTTTACCTGTTGTTGCTTTCTTTTTCTTCTTAGTTGTTTTCTTTTTAGTTTTTGTTTTTGGTTTAGAATGATAAGGCATAGTTGTCTCCTCAGTTTTTATTTGTGGCATTGCCCTTGGTATAATTATTTCATTAGCCATCTTAGTCCTCCACTGGTATCCAGAAGTGTCTACAACGATGTCCGCCTCTCACAACGAATGGATCGCCTGAACGTTTACCTGACCAACTCTCACTTGACCATAGACTTTTAGCTTCTGCTTCTGTAAACGTTCTCCCTTGGTTACGTATACAAAAATCTCTTGACTCAGCAACTAACGTTCCTGCATATCTAAACTTCTTTAGACCTGCTTGTCTGGCACGATGTTTAACAAACACACCATCAAAGTCCATTACTGTGTCGTGCATATCTGCACTCATCTTTTTACTTAAACTTGTCCCTACGTTAACACCTGCAAACTTCTTTTTAAGTCTTCCTAATATTAGACCTATCTCTGCTTCATTTCTATCTGCGGCGTTTCGTAGTTTTCTTAATCTATTTTGTAATCTTGTAATCTCAATATCATCAACTGTAATCATAAGCCCACTGATAGCATGTCTTGAATTCGTAGCAATCTGTTGAACGGCTAACCCTGCTAGAGCGCCTACAACTATTTCGGTGTTAACAGACTCTTTGTTTTGCTTTACACTTTCATCTAATCTTGCGTATGATTGTGCTTTTAGTTCTGCAACTATTCTATTGTCTACTGGTGTAACACCAGTTCCTGTCATAGCGGCAGTATCTTTAGCAAGTGTATCAAAGTTGTCAATGTATGCTCTAACACGTTCTTGCACAAGTGAACGATAGTCCTCTGTTAATGGGACTCGCAATTCTAATAGTTCGTCAATCGTTTTTGTTTCTAGTATTCTTTTAGCAACTTTATTTTCAAGTGTCTTTTCTGCACTCTCCATAAACTCGTCAAAATCATCTAAGATAGAATCGATTAAATCACTATGTTGTTGTATTTGTGTCTGTGTCGCCATCTAAGTTTGCTCCGAACTCTGGTGCTTGTGAACCGTTCTCAATCTCTTGAATAATAGTATCCATAACTTCTTCATCTTCTACTGTGATACGTGCAATTTGTTTTGCAATCTCTGTAGTGTATTGACTGCTTGATACTGGTGCCGCACTTGCTTTCATTAAGAAATCTAGTTCGGTGTATGTATCAGTTAAATCAAAGTTATCTGGATAATCAATAACACCATCAAAGTGTGCATCGCCATCATAGAAATGAACAAAGTGATGCCAGATTTGTTCTTCTGCAATCTCTAAGTTATCGGCTATCTGTGCTAGTTTAACGTTCAATAACTCACGTTCTATCTTTAGTGAAACACCTGATGCTGTTGCTTTTGATGTTGAACGCATTGAACTTAGATTAGCTATTCTGTCAATCATTGCAGTTTTTGTTTTGATTGCTTCTAAGATTGAACCAATACTTGCATTTGATGGTTGTAACAGATAAGGTTTTAGACCTGGTTCGATGTCTGTATTCTCAATCGTAATAACTGAGCCAGCACCACCTTGCATGTCTACACCTTCTGTAGCAACGATACTTGGATGATTAGAAATACGAATAACTTGTTCTAGTTCGGATAGTTCATTGTAGATAGATTTCTGTAGGTCTGCCACATCAGCGATTTGTGATATACCTATTCCACGCTCATGTGAACGTTGTCCGTATAAGAAAGTTGCTGGAATGTGACCCATCACATTCTCGTATTCTTCCATAAGAACCATTTTATCATTTTCTTCATCTACTTCATAAACACCAACTGTTTCGTTTGTCCATACTCTGTAGATACATTTTTCATCATCTTCAAACTCTTTTAGTTTTAGATAGTCAACCATGTAACGACCGTTTGGCATTCTACTAAAATGCCAGTCAATAATATTCTCTGGTGTGATAACTGAAAGATAAGGTCTGATGCCTTGTGCTAATTCTTCTGCTAGAGTAGATGCCTCACTTGCAGGCTTATCTAACATCAACAGCACATGACCATAGATATTTGCAAGTGTAGTAGCTTCTCTCATAACAGCATCAAATGAACGACCCTCTAAATCTGCATCACGCAAGAATGGTTGTAGAGCAGGATTATCTGCTAGTATACCAAACTCTCTTTGCGGTGAGTCTCGCCAGATGAATGAACTATATGTGTCAACCACTGAACGACAATGATTGTCTAGTGGTGTGTTCATAATACGTTTGCCGTATTCATTGTAGCCATCGTCTTCTTCTTGTAAATACTTTCTTAGGTATTGGCCTTGTTGGTAATCTTGTCCACCGTAGTAACTATCATAGTAGTATCTCCAACGGTAAATATGTTTCTTATACATATTATGCTTTTTTATTATATTGTCATAATCCATAGTGCTGTTCCTTTACATATGCGTAAATCGTTTTGGTTTATTAATCGCTCTCACTGGTTTAGTAATTGGCGCAATGTGAGCCACAAGATAACCAAGTGCATCATTTTGATGGTCAAAGCCACCGTCTTTATCAGGGATTGCTGTCCCTTCTTTGTAAACTTGACGCTCAAGACAACGAATAGAATTCATACAGTTTGGGTCTATCGAATATCTTACAGTTCCGTTTGCACTTTCCATAAGACTATTTACTGCATTTATTCTATCTCTTACTGCATCATGTTTTCTTTTTGCTTCTACCTTAAAATATTGCTGTAGAATAGTGATATCTGTTTTCCCTGTAGCTGAGGTTTTACGCTGATTGCCTGCAGGATCAGGGTAACAAATAACTTTTGTTTTGTCATAACGGTTCATAATCTCTTGTGCTAGTTCTTCTGTGTTTGAACCATAGATAGAGATTTCATCAAATTGATGTAGTTTGCCGTTAACTATTTGACACACACTTGCTGACATTGGGTCTATGTTAAAATCAATCCCAATGTGTATTGGTGCATCTTTTACGAATTCTTGTTTTGCTACGTGTTTTGTTCTATCAAAGTTGTAATAAATCTGTCCAGTAAAGTTAATAAACGATGCTAGATATTCTTGTTCAAATTGACGTTTATCCATATCTGCTTTTGCACGTTCTATTTCATCTTCGGGTATTTGTCCGCCATCCATAGATGTAAACTGAAATGACGCCCAATCTTTATCATCTGTTTGACCTAAATCATAAAGGTCTTTAAAATGATTAAAGCCTTTTGGTGTTCCACAGAATAGTGCATGACCAGGAGGTGTTTGTGCTGATAATGTTGGTCTTAGAACTGCTTCCCAAGCCTCTCTTTTCATATCTGCGAACTCATCTAATACTAACATGTCTACTCCGCTCCCACGTAAAGAATCATACCTATCACTCCCTTTTAAGGAAATTTTGGATCCATTAACTAAACGAATACTAAGTTCGTTCTGATTTATTTTATCTGCCCATCCTAGTTTTATCATTTTACTTTGTAAATCTTCCCATACAATATTCTTAGCCTGAGAGTAAGTTGGAGCAACATACCAGATATTACGACCTGGATATCTTGCAAATCTAGCCAACTCTCTGATAGCAAAGAATGTCTTACCACAACGTCTTCCAGCAACGAATACTCTAAAACGTGCATCTGAATCAGCAACTGCCTTTTGTGCTTTATTCAGTGGCATCGTCTGACCAAGGGAGTATTTTATCTGCTTCTGCAACAGGCGTTTCGCTTTGTCCTAACATAGACTTACCTAAAAAGATTAGAAGTGCTGGATTTCCTTGCATAGCTACTTCTATTTGTTTTCTTCTTAGACGCATTTTGCCTTCTGCTTTCCCTTTGTCTATTATACCCGCATATCTGCGTTTTAACGTGTCTTCACTAACACCGATAATGTCTACCATTTCTTTCATGGTGCAATGTATCTGTGCTAACTTATATAATAGGTCTTCGTCAATTTCTTTGACGGGACGACCCATCTTCTTTTCTTTTGCCATCGTTGTCTCCCATTTTACCGTTGGTTACGTAATAAACCTGCTTGTGCAGTGTCTATCGTAGATACTATAACATATTAGCTATCATACTTGCTACTTGTGTAGATACTAGGACTCCTAATATCCACCAAATTCTGTTATCTATCTTATCTACTTTATTTTCAACTCTACGAACATCCTGTTGTAAATGAACTAGGTGATTATCTCGTATAGTTTCAATATCTTTTTTAATTACTTTTATTTCTATGTCTTGTTCAATCTGGCTTTTACCAATGATTTTTGCTTGTTCAAATGCTTCTGATTTCATTGATTTCTCCATTATGAACTACTAATGTTTGCGCCTAGTGATACACGTTTCCAA